TTTTTTTTTTTTTTTTTTTTTTTTTTTTTTTTTTTTTTTTTTTTTTTGAACACCGTGCACGAAGCATCTCGCCTACCGCGCCTATGGCGCACTTACGGTCTGATGTAGGTGCAGTAGTTCAGTAGTTTTCTAATATATAAAGGACGTGGATAACAGGATGCACAGCACCTCTCCACATCGGTGGAAAACCACTCTGTAGCTTATATCCAAATAACACTATTCGAACACAAACAGTACTTTATATATATAAAACTACAGATAGCGAGATAATAGCTGTGAACTGTTTACCAGCCCTTTACTGTGGAGGAGACACACCGAGCAATGTATGCATATTTGGTGTGACGTCCTTTGCAGTGTGCCTTTCAGTGTTCTCGCTTGAAGTTGAAACGTTACCATCCAAACCGAACAACCTAGTGGTAACGTTGGAGAGTGCAGCGGCCTTCATCTGCGCAACTGCCTCTCTTGCTCGCACCGGTGTTTTAGAATTGACCTCGTAGAAGTCAAAAGCGTACCGAGCGAGACTTGCATCACGTAAGTTGCGAATAAGACCGTACCTAGGCATGTACGGTTTCTCCGCATTCCTCAGTTCAATGTATGCCTCTGCTGCGTCAGAAAAGTGATGCATTATCTGACGCAAGGTGGGTTTTGCATTCTCCACAATAGGCTTTAACGGGTATTCAATTTGTTCATTTCCGTCCATCATCACCCAAGCCCCGTTAATATCAGGTGATGTCCCATTATCGATGCACCAGACCATGAAACCATTCATTACGATGTGCATCTGCTCGTCTTCTAGCTCATATTCCCTCTTGACTGCATTGTACCAGACCTCAAACTGTGTGTGGGTGGCTCTGGTATTGAAAATGTCACGCTGTTCAGGTTTGTACTCGATCAAGTGATTCAAATTTAAGATGCACTTACCTTTAACCAAAGGTAAGTTCATCTTATTTGTGATTTTGTTTAATCGAGGTACAGAATAAGTTCCACTGGTGCCAGCGTTAACATCTTTGACAATCTCTTTACCTTTCTCGCTTGCTGGTGGGACTACTTGTGTGTTGGTTGGTGTCTCTGTCGCCTTTGGTACCGCCGGTGGTGGCGGTGGAGGATTGTTGTTTGTTGTGTTGTCTGCTGGCGGTGGTGGAGTATTATTTGTGTTGTTCCCACCACCTGCTGCAGGAGTTTTTGTTTCAGTTGTTTTTGTCTTATTATCATTATTTCCTGCATCAACTGTATCGTCAGCTTGCAACACAACTTCATCATGATCACAGAACAGTTCAAAGTTAAAGGCATCCAAATATCGTTGAAGCTCGCACTCTTTTACATTTTCATCTGTATACAACTTTTTGAGTGCGGTTTCAGCAATATACGGTGCTCGCCCTTCTGCAGCTAATGCCTTGAACTCATCTTTTTCAAGTAGCCATAGATAGAATTTTCTTATTTCTCGCAAGAGGTCAGTATAACCCCATGCTTCTATCATGGCCGCGCAAATTGCTTCTGTTCTGTGCATGATTTCTTTGCTCCTATCCCACTCTAGTATTGAAACAATTCGCTCACGCTCCAATTTGGGGATGTAGATATCCCCAACTTTCATAGCCTGGTGGGACATGAACCAGAGCTCCTCCCTCTTCATTGTGCGTTCAGAGAAATCATAATTGAGCCCCAATTCATAGAAAGAACTCTGAAAGGTGTTGAGGATAGGTTCATCTTCTTGCTGCACGGCTAGTATGATATCGTCTCCATTTGCGAAGAACACTATCCTTTGACTGACATCATACTCCGTCCAGCCTTGCTTGATGCATGCGTAATAAACTGAGATAACAACCATTAATGTATTATCCACAACTGTTGATGGCTGACCACTATTATTTCCCCTAAATTTCTTGAAAATTGTGCCATCTGGGGTTAATATAGGAGTGTAAACAATCTCAGCATATAAATTATCAAGCATCTCTTCTCCAACCCACCACTCTTCCATAAAGAACTTTCTAATATCCACAACTGCGTTGATGAGGAGTGGTGTTAGTGATGAGTCAAATTGGGATCCATCTGCATGACAATATACCCACCCTTCAGGAAGTTTCCTCATTAGTGTATCCCAACCTCTATAGAATTTGGTCATACCAACTGTCCATGGACACTTTAGGTTGAGACTGTAAAATTGATTATTAAAATCATCCACACATGTTTTTGCCCCAAGCAATGTGTCAAGAGGAGCGGCGGTGAATGTTCTTGTTTTATTGAGTTGCGTTTTCTCAATTGGACGCAACTCTGCCTTTAGTGAACCATTCCAGACTCCCTTCTTCCCGTAAAATAACCTTTCACAACTTTGAAAGAGGAGTCGCTCCATATCAAAAATTTCCATATCGCGGAAATACTCAGACTTCTTCCCGCGATATTGTGCTCCCACAGCCGCTTTCATATTAAGAGACTCAATGATGGTTTGGGCGTCAGTAATATACTCACATTCACTAAACCCTGTTTCCATCATCATCGTCTCCACACTTGCCACTGCAGTTTGGAAAGCACTGAAATCAACTTTATTCACCTCAACAGGTTTGGCATATTTAAAGAAATCCTTTCTGAAGGCTTCCCTGTTGAGTCTGCTAGGAGCATAAGTTCCCATCAGTGGCCTGAAAAACTTCTCTGCTTCCTGGTTTGAACTCAAATACTCTGAAAAATATATACATGGGCCCTTCACTGTGTGTTTCGTGACGAGTGCACTTTCACACTGAGCAACAGCCTTAAGATTTCCCTCAGCGCTATTAAGTACCCACCCACTCTGAAACCCTTGTAATTGCACAGGGTTTTCAAACAGATCTGAAATTAACTTTGAAATTTTAAAGTCATCTGTGGGTTGATCATTAACTAGTCTGAGGGATCCCCAAGCTATTTTGTCAGGTTGGAAGTGCCAATGCTGAGTCCATTCAAGACAATCGAGCCTTTTGAGGTATGTTTGCTCGAAGTCGTCAGTAAAGGGCACAAAGTAATTTCTTTCAGAGATATTTGAAGCCAAGCCATGAAAACCGACTATGCGCCCATCATTAACAGCCACCATGGGGATCCCACACTCCCCATCCTTGGTTGAAATCCAATGTTTCCAGAAGGTTCCCTGCCCTTCGGGTAAAATTAGAGAGGATTCAGAGATTGTAGCTCGCATGCTTTTGTCCTGGAAGTTTGTCCCAATCATACACACGCGCTCCTCTCTCTTTGGTCCCCTAAACTGAGATTTTCGTATGAAGGGTGGGAAGTCCTTTGGCATTTGTATTAACACCATGTCCTTTCCAGTGATGTGGTGTATTTTCAACTGTGTGGAGTTCTTTATTGTGAACTCTCCATGCCATGTGTTGATTGTTATGACTCCATTGTTATGTTTGAATAGATGACTATTTGTTATAACGATGGAGCCATAGCCGATGCCAAACAAAGTCATCTTATGACCATTTGATTCATTTGAAATGTGGCAGACAATGGTTGCTGTGCTATTATAATCACGCAACCCTTTATATACAGATTTACCCTCCATGGCCACATATTCATTGGCTTTTGGAACCAAGTCTTTATATATCTTCACAGGTTGACCTGTTTGGCGGAGTTCATCTTCCCTCTCAGGGAACCCTGCAATGGCATTTGAGTTGAGCTGAAGTAAGGTTGGCCTGTGTGGGGTTAAATCCACTTTTAGCGCCTCAGCTGCATTGTTATTAATGAAATATGCTTCGATGCCTGGGCGACTGTATATTGCCTGGGGTTCCAACTCCCCTTCATTGATAAGTTCCCTACGGACTTTTCCGATTTCTTCCTGAACCAATTGCATGTCCGCTCGTGGGTTTTCATCTAGTGTGTAGCCAGTTAATGGATCGACAAATCGTATAAAATTATACTGTTCTGGCTCCACACCATAAATGTGCACGAAGTTTTTGTTTTTCCTACCCATACCTTTAGTGTGCGTGCTTCCTTTTTGCTTCCCTTTCTTTGTGTACGCCTCACCAAAGGTATGTTCCATCGTGTTATCATCACAGTAAATCTCTCGCCCAAGTTTGCGGTCTCGTGCATCCCTAAACTTGAGCTTTTGAATTTGGCGCTTCTTTCCTTGCGCCGTGACTGGGTCGCGCATTGTACGCGAAAAGTATTCATAGATTAGCCAGCCACCTCCTAGTAATGTTACTGCGCCCACTATCAAATCGTTAGTAAATCTACGCCCATCCCATTTGCCTTTCAAGTCTAAGAATTTACAAATTTCACTCTTATTTTGAAACTGCACAGCTCTTAGGACGCCAAGATCAGCCACATCTGAATAGTTAGCAAAATTGATGTGCCTGGTATTGATGTCCAGTAGCTGTGCCTTTGCCTGCTGAAGGGTAGCGATATTTTCAGTTGAAAAGTCCTTCAAATATCGCTTTCTGATTCCTTCTACTATCCCAGTCAATGAAAAAGAATAACCAGTAACAGTCGACCCAATTGTGTCGAAGTGGTCCTTCTTAATCATCTCCTCTGATAGTAGGTGGTCTATGATCGCCACTGTTCTTGGGATGGCGTGGGGGTCAGTACTCAATGTATAACTAATTTTACTAGCATTAACTGTTGAAATTCTTCCAAAACCAGCGTCACTCTTGAATGCTTTCACTGTTTCCCATAGCCGCTCAAAGAGTGTGTCTGGTATTCCTCGTGCATAGAAGGGAATGCGCGTATCCTCTGGGCATTGTAGTTTCACTCCCAACCGATCATAATCCTTAATAGATATCCATTGATTTACGTACTGATTGGGGATGGCTAATTTATTTAGCAGCATCTCAGATTCCCTGAGTTTAAATCCTTTGAGCAATTTATGGATTTCAGGGTGCATTGATCCATCAAAACGCACGAAATGCACTGTGAAGAAAGGAGTTATTTCAAAATTTAGCGCTACACGCGCCTGTTTGACGGTGCAGCGTGATAAGATGTCTGTTGTAACCCCTTGCGTTGTCACAGGTAACCCGTACGCAAATGACAAGAATGCTGCTTCTGTAGCTATGCTAGCTGGTATTTCATCAATTCCGCGCTCTGTATGTCCAATGCGGAGAGCTGTACCAGCTTTGAATCGTCCAACCCGCCCTAGCCTCTGAATCCTTTCTCCATATGACACTGAAGTTTTGTTATATCTCATACATCTGGATTCAGAGTCTAAGGTAGCCACAACTTTTTGCCCGAAGTCCACAACACAGTCAATATCGATGGTGACACCATTTTCTATTATGTTGGTGGCCACAATGAAATGGGGTTTTCCTTCACATCCTTCAGTCTTGATTTCAATATTTCCCATTTGCATCGTACGGCCATCAACTTTTGTAACTTTAAATTTTCTCTCACTAAGTTGGCGTGAGAGAGTGTCAACATCATTATAACTGGCCACATAAACCAGTATATTGTGGCCGTGCTTAGTCATATCAGCATTCGACTGTGTGCCCTGAGCCTGCACAAAACCCTGTAAAGATAGTGTTTCCTCAACTATAAGTTTTACAGGGTGTTGCGTTGTGAATTCGCATTCCCTCCCAGGGGGCGTTGCTGACACCTTCAACAGTTTGCCAGAAAAATTAAATTCCTTAAGAGCACAGTTAAAAGCAATAGTAGGCGCATCCATCACATGACACTCATCAATAATAATAAAATCAAACTCACTAAGCTGATGAGGATTATTTACATAATAATGAAATGCGAAACCACTCGTCATAACTACTATATTACTGGACCCAAAAATGCTCATACCCCGCATGCGCAGGGTTACCTGCTGGAAGAATGGGTCTTTAGCTAATTGTTTACTTACATTCTCTGCTAATGGCCTGGTTGGCTCTAGTAGTAAAACACGGCCTTTCTTTGACAAATGATGCGGGAGACCTGTCGACTTACCAGACCCGACAGCACCACGAATTAAAAATTCACGATCTTCGTGGAGTATTATCTCGTTCGCCACTTTAGCTGCCGTAGCACATGTGAATTCCAAAAATCTTCCGCTGCTACGGTAATGTGGCACCACTCTGTTTAGCTGCAGCTGCTTGGACCACCAGTCCTCAAAGTGTACATCAAACTCATCGCTGGATGGTTCTTTCGTGGAAGTTATGTCAAAATCAACTGTGAGATTCTTGCAATCCTCGATATTCTCAATGTCGTCGAGGCTTTGAATTCTCACATCTTCCCCAACTGTTGCGAAGACTGTTTTTAATTTACTGAGGAGACGAAAAACTGCATCGCTCCTCTCTGCATCAACACACATAGTTACAATTGCAAGAAATGCTATGATTTTCTCAAATTGCAATTGTAGCGCAGTCTTCGCCTGTACTTCCACTACATCTTCTGCGACCATATACTGGAATGTACCGAGTAAATCTGGTCGCAAACCTTCTAGCTGCTTTTCAAATTCAACTCTTTGTGGGTTTACTTGCACCATTATTGGACAGATGTTATAAATCCTGACTATTGTGTTTTCGTCTTCCTGTCTCTTATGGCTGCAAATGTAGGCCTTTTCAGTCCTAGCGGTGCTTACAATATTGCGCACGACCCCAACCATTTGTACTAGCAGAGAGAATATAATACACACATTTACTAAATAAATAATATCACTATAACACTTATTAAACACGCCTAATAATATACTCACAGCTTTGCGCACTGCAGCTGCCCAACTCTTGAGATTTTCTCGACGCACAGTGATTTTGCCTTTCGTATGCATTTGGTTGGTGTTCGTGAAACACAACCTCATGCAATTTCTGGATGCATCGCTGGAATCTTTGAATGCTTGGGCTGTCAAATAGTTCTCCGTAAGTGTGGAGAACTTTTTCTGCTGCAAGGTTAGTGAGCACTTTTCCAACAAGTTTAAAGCGTGCCATTCCTGTTTTAATCTTTGTACAAAAATTTTTTCACGCTCACTATATAGTTGCTCACTAATATCACTATACCCGTTTTCAACGAGAGCCTTATTAGACATTTTGCGCTCAACAAAAATTGTCAAGAGGTTGATAGCTGGCTTGTATGCATGTCCTTCTCTTGGACAATTCTGAACAACTTCTAATAGATGTGGTGCTGCATTCGTAATTATGCTGAGTTGATCGAGCAACACATCATTCATGGCCATCTTTCGCACAAGTTGTTCTAGAATTATAAATATTTTTCCAACTTCTTGGTTTTTGTTAATCCACAACTCAATTCCCCTTTCCAAATTCCGCATTCTGTACATATGAAATAATATAGTTGGGGAAACAAGACCCATTAATGTGATATATGGGTCTTCGCGCAACAGCTCTACCATGAGCCTTGGTTTGAAAATGCCTTTAATAAGAGCTGTTTCGCATCGCATTCTTTGCTCCGCCTCACCACCAACTCTGTAGAATTTCATCTCACTCTTGAGATCATCTGCGGCAAAATGAAGGAATTGCCCCACAGTCCCTGCTTTCAGAATATGATATCCAGTGCTTAGAGAACCATACGAATCAATTACATGCATTGTTTGAGTCGTGTGGTCCACTAAAATCCTGGGTAGCTCGGCATTACGTGTTTCAGGGTGGAACACTGTGAGGATGTACATGGATGTGGCCAAATCTTGCACTGTAGGCCATTCACCTAGCATTGGGACCAATCTATCACGCACCATTTTTGTGAAATTCTTGGCCGCACTTTCATTGACATTAATGAGCATAGCAAGGAATATGTTCATGTAACAAAAACCACTCTTAGCTATATACATTCTGTTAGTTTCTAGGGCTGGTAAATCTACAAATTTAGAATCACCAGTGTTGCCGAGTACTAGGTGGTGCTTTGTAGGGCTTCTCAACTCTGACAACATTGGTGTTCCGTCTTCATTAGTCACACAACAGCAAGTATACACATAGTTGTTGTCCTGTCTTGAGACACATGCCATTGTTAGTGGGACTCTAACAATAGGTTCGCCCATAAGTGCAATTCTCGCTCGTTCCAGATTTAAGGGCACTATTAGTGAACCTATTGCTAGCTTCCTAGATCCTGATGGATTTCTTCTAATGATGTATTTCGAGTATCCATCAGTTGGCTCAATTTCCTCAAAATAATTTGAAAAGAATCTTTTTGAGTGATAACCCCTTTCTCCCCATACGAAGTTACCATTCTTGTCTAATTGATTATCGCAGAGCAGACTTGGGTTCAACAAAGCCTTAGATGCCCTCTTGTTCCTAAATGATTCAAGATTACCTTCGCCGATTAGGCTAAGGTGTTTCTTAAACCATTGCGTCATGTGCAACAACTGTTGGCTTGCTTTATCCAAATCTGCTTGTGACACTGTTGATCCCTTCATGAGAGCCTTATTAATATCCTGGATTTGAAGCATATGCGTGCTTGTGTGATTTTGTGTCAACCTCACTATTTCAGTTGATGTGGTGAGGTTAATATTCTCGACAACAGCACGTCTGACCAATTTTAGAACCGTGGATAAACCAAACAATTCTTGTTCCTTTATATCCAGGATCTCTTTTGCACACTCCATGCTGGCTGCTATATGTGCCTTGTACTCCTCATCACTCATACAAGTTAAAGCATTCCGACAGGTAAGGCATGACAACTTCTTTACAGGAAACATGGTTTGACTTATGGCTGCTGCTATTTGCCCACATTGTTCATTAGTGAAATCAATTGAACAGCCATGATCGCCTTGTTGTGGTCCCATGCCTGCGAATACCTCTCGCCATCCTTGGAAGAATTGGGCTTCTGGGGTCTTTGCATATTGTACTATTCTGAGCGCATTATCCCAAAGAAAGTTGTCACACGCGCTCACTAATTTGCCACCAAGACGGCCCCTAATGACGAAGATACTACTGCGAGAGATCTTATGTATTAGGGGCTGCCTTTGATCCATAACTATTCCACTCCAGCCATGAGTTACTTCCGAGTCATGGATTTCTTTCACATATCTTACGGCGCCCGCTAGGCGCTGTAGTGTGGGGCCCCAAATCTCAGGCTTGATTTCAACTCGGAGGCGTGTGCCGCGCCTCTCATGGGGCAATGCAATTTTTGCGTACCGACCCCCATTATCTGCTTGGACGTATTGTGCGTGGAGGCGTTGCTTTTTATTTCCTATAAACTCCACCCTCACGTTGGTATGCTGAAGAGAGCGCAATAAGGCACGCTCCACTTTAAATGCATTGGCAACCACGAACCGTGGTTGCTTCTTTACCACACGTGGGGTTTTTGGCGTGCGCTTCCAAAAGGGCCCCTTAAAACTTATTTGCTCACCTCTCTTAGTACGGTCCCTAATATCCACATAACCACCGACAACGTCTTCGGGGTTATACCTCCCCGCGAGAAAGGCTTCCCTCTCTTGGCGCTCCCTGTCGAGCGCCGCTTGCCGTTCCTCCGCGATTTCCATGGTTGGCGTTGATAAACGCCAACTCTGATTCCTGCCACGCACAAGTTTAGCGTGGCTCTTTTTAAACAGGCTAGCTTTCATTTCGGGTTTCGAAAAGAAATTTTCAAAAGCCCGTTCTACTTGATCTTGTGCCTGTTTAACTAAACGCTTGCCATAGTTGTTTATTTGAGTGACACTTGGGCGTGTCACTTTTACTGCTGGCGCCATAATGTTTGGGGCAATGACTGTTGTTGCTCCATGAATTCCCACCATCTTAATAGTGCGCACTTCAGTGTGCGCACCACTCACCTTCACTCCACTGCTCTGTGCTAACAGTGGATTGTATGACCCAATCATAAAATTAGGTCCATTCAGCACTTGTGGCTTATTCCCCTCCTGAATGGTGGGGAATAAAATCGAACCTCCGTTGAATTGAGTAGTAGTACGTGACTCCTCACGTACATTTCCAGTCACCACCCTGGTGCTGGCCAAGTGAGAGTTTGTGAAAGAGCCAAAAACCATGCACGCCATTTGAAGTAATGGGTGTGTGCAAAAGTCAAGATGTGGCTTTCTTTTAAGTGCTGTAGAGTGCTTGGAGCAAAAAGTAAGGGCAGGCGGAATGCTGATTGCAAGTTCACAAAGAGAGCGAGTGAGTCTGTAGTCAGTTTTCTGTAGGTTTTGTTGAGATGTTTTAATTT